CGTCCGTGCGACAGTACACGCGCAAGGACGGCGTGACCGTCCGGGCGCATACGCGGCGGATGCTCGTGCCCTGGGGCACGATCCCGGCCCGGCCGTTCATGGTGGTGCAGACCGGGGACTGGGCGGAGATCAAGCACGCGGTGGGTAATTATCTGAGGAGGGCGTGATGGGCTACGGGTACATACTGAAAGAGGTGGCCGGCCCCGCAGGGGGCAACCCGCCCGACACCTTCCAGCTCCTGCCCTACGGCAGGATCGAGCTGGAGGGCGAGGAGCCGGCAGTGGTGGATGAGGAGGGGATCGCCGCGGTGATCGACAATTTCGACCGGCGCGGCAACGACATGGTGATCGACTACGAGCACCAGACCCTCAAAGACGTCGAGGCCCCGGCCGCGGGCTGGATCCGGCAGCTCATCGACCGCGGCGCCGAGGGGATATGGGCCGCGGTGGAGTGGACGGACCGGGCGAAAGAATACCTCAAAAACCGGGAGTACCGGTACTTTTCGCCGGTGTTCTGGGTGAGCACGGGCGAGCGCCGCGTGGTCCGAATCCAGCACGTGGCCCTCACCAATTTCCCCAAAATCAACCAGCTCCGGCCCATCGTGGCCAAGCTGGGGCGCGAGGAGGCACGGGAGGCCCGGGACCGGCGCAGCCGGAAATACGGGATCGCGGTCAAGGAGGGCGGAAACCTCACCAGGCCCGGGGAGTGGGACCAGGTGGCGGATGAGGACTGGCTCGACCCGGTCAACTACCGCTACCCCTGCCCGGACGCGGCCCGGACCCGCGCCGCGGCCGGCTACCGGGGGCGGGAGACGAATCAGGAGCAGTACAGCCCCGAAGAACGCACCATTATAAATGCGCGGTTAACGCGGCTTAAAAAGGAGTTTACAATCGGCGAGTCCGCCGAAAAAGAGGAGGCAAAAATTATGCTGGAAAAACTGAAGAAATTGCTGAAGCTGGCCGACAGCGCCGGCGAAACCGAGGTCACCGAGGCCGTCACGGCCGTGGTGGCGAAAAACGAGGAGCTCGGAAAACAGGGCGACGTGGTCGCCTGCACGGAGGTGCTCGATGCCCTGGGGCTGAAAAAGGCGGAGCCCAAGGAGGCGGTGATCAGCGCAGTCAAGGTGCTGGCGGCCAAGTCCACCGCGACCGACGACCTGAGCGGCCAGGTGGCGAAACTCAGCACCCAGATCGCGGAAATGCAGCGCGACGACCTGGTCACCGTGGCCCTCAAGGGCGGGAAAACCTCGCCCGAGGAGCTCGACAAGTGGGGCCGGAACCTGGCCCTGCAGAGCCCGGAGCAGTTTACCGCCATCGTGCTCTCGCGCGCGAAGGGGAGCGTGATCCCGGTGGATAAGCTCCCGGAGGGCACCGACAAACACACCACCGCCGTGGACGGCGTCGTGCTCGAGATCGCGAAAAGCTTCGGGAACACGCCGGAAGACATCAAGAAGTACGGGGGGATCGAGGAATAAAGCTATCAGCTATCAGCTATAAGCTGTCAGCTAAAGGCCGTAAGCTGACCGCTGACCGCTGACCGCTGAAAGCTAACAAGGAGGTTATTATGACCGCATTGACGGAAGACAAAAAACTCCAGTACACCGAGGGCGTGGAATGGCCCTACGAGGTGTACCGGGCGACGACTATTTACGGGGGCTCGTTCGTGGCCGCCCGGGCGGACGGCTACGTCGTGCCCGGCGACGACGCAAGCGGCCTCATTTTCGAGGGCGTGGCCGTGGAGCAGGTGGACAATGCCGACGGCTCGGACGGCGACGAGACGGTGGTCCTGCGCCGACGGGGCCTGATCAAGGCCATCCTGGACACGGCCATCACCATCGCCAACGTGGGCGACAACGTGTTTCTGGTCGACGACCAGACCGTGGACCTGACGGCAAACGTCACGCACAACATCCTGTGCGGCATCATCGCGGGATATATCGACACCACCCACGCCTGGATCGACATCGAGCCCGCCATCCGGCAGGCCGACGTGGCCACCCATATCGCAGACGCCTCGGCGGCACACGCCGCGAGCGCCATCAGCATCGCCGACACCGGCACATTTACCGCCCAGACCGAGGCGGAGGCAGCGCTCCAGGAGATCTACCAGAGCCTGCTCACGGCAAAAGGGATCATCACGATCCCCATGCCGACGATCACCAATGCGGGGGTCGCCCTGGCCGCATTCTCGGACGGCGACAGCGCCACGCCCGGATTCTGCGTAACCGCGGAGGGGCTCGGCATCCGGTGGAACGATCACGGCACGCCGACCCCGGTGGGGACCAAGGTCATGATCCCGCCGGACATGGATATCACCGCCAATGCGGTGGTCCACATCCTGGCGGCAAAGGTGGGTGCCACGGCGGGCGACGCGACCAAGTTCACGGTCGAGGCATTCAACAACGTGGTTGCCGCGCTCTATGACGCCGATGCCGATTTCGGCGGGGACACGGACGCCATGACCGGCGACGCCGCGACAAAAACGGTGCAGCACGTGACCCTGACCCTGGCCCTGGCGAATCTTGCCGCCTACCCGGCGGCCCTGGAGCTCACGCTCCAGCCCAAAGACGGCACCCTGGGCACGGACGACGTGATCATGCTGGCCCACTGGATCGAGTATCAGAAGAAACTGCTGGCGGCGTAATTTCGTTTCTCGTTTCTCGGTGCCGGTTAACGGCACGAGAGGCGGGCGACGCGCCGACGAGCAACAAGTAACAAGCAACAAGCAACAAGGAGGAACCAATCATGCTGGTTAACAAGGCAAACCTGACCGGGGTTTTCATTAACCTGAAGACCACGTTCAACAAGGCGGTCGAGGCCGCCCCGAGCATCTGGCAAAAAACCACGATGCTCGTGCCGAGCGGCTCGAGCCAGAACAACTACAATTGGCTCTCGCGCTTTCCCAAGATGAGAGAATGGATCGGCGACAAGGTGGTCAAGGCCCTGGAGGCCTTCGAGTATACGATCGTCAATAAAGATTGGGAGGCCACCGTGGAGGTCGACCGGAACGACATCCAGGACGACAACCTCGGGATCTACGCGCCCCAGGCCCAGGAGGCCGGGTTCAGCGCCAAGCAGCTCCCGGACGAGATCGACGCCGATCTGAAAAATAACGCATTCACGAACCTCTGCTACGACGGGCAGATTTTCTACGATTCCGACCACGTCGTGGCCGGGTCGAATGTGTCCAACCTGTCCACCGCGGTGCTCTCCGCGGCAAGCCAGGCCACGGCCCTGGCCTGCGTCGGCGCGGCCAGGATCGCCATTATGGCGTTTACCGACGACGAGGCCAGGCCCCTGGGGCTCATCCCCGACATCCTCGAGGTACCGGGAGCCCTGGAGACCGAGGGCAGGATGCTCTGCGAGTTCGACAAGCTCAAGGACGACACGCCCAACCCCTACAAGGGAACGCTCAAGCTGGTGCTCAACCCGCGACTCACCAGCACCACGGCATGGTTTGTGCATGTCACGAGCCGGCCGGTAAAACCGTTCGTGTACCAGGAACGGCGCAAGCCCGTCTTCGTCCAGCAGGTCGATGAGGAGACCGACGCCGTGTTCATGCGGAAAAAATTCCGGTTCGGCGCCGAGGCCCGGGCCAACGGCGGGTACGGGTTGTGGCAAATGAGCTACGGCTCGACTGGAGCGGGATGATAAAACTGGTTGCTGGTTGCTCGTTTCTCGTTGCTCGTTAACGGCACGAGGGACGGGCGACGTGGCAACCAGCAACGAGGAACCAGTAACGAGGAGCGAGCAATGGCATTACGAATACGAGCAGTGCACCTGCTGCCGGCTCAGGGGAAATACCGGCGCTGCGGCGTGGATCACACGAAGGAGCCGGTCGTCTATCCTGATGACCGGTTTACCACGGAGGAGCTCAAGGTCCTGCTGCACGATCCCCACCTGGAGGCGGAGATTATCGCAGATCCGGACGAGGAGCCGGATCCGGCTATGCCGGAACCGGAGCTGGAACCGGTGGCGGAGGCGGAGCAGGAGCCTGCACCGCCCGAACCGCGCAAACGCGCACCGGGCAAACGGGCACGGCACGGTAAACGCTGATGGCCTACGCGACTAAAACCGACATCATCGAGCAGCTCGACGAGGACACTCTCATCCAGCTCACCGACGACGCGGGCGCGGGCACGGTTGACGACAGCCGTGTCACGCGCGCCATCGCCGACGCCGACGCCGAGATCGACTCCTACTGCGGGGTGCGCTACAGCGTGCCCCTGAGCCCGGTGCCGCCCGTGATCCGCAAAGGGAGCGTGGATATCGCCGTCTATAATTTGTACGCCCGCCGGCGCGGGGCGCCCGAGGACCGCAAGGATCGCTACAACGACGCCATCCGGTTCCTGCGCGACGTGGCCGC